GAACTAAAAGTAACTTGTTCTACAACAACTTGTCCTGATTGTGATTGAATTTGTGTATCTTGAGCTGAAGTGAGAGCTGTATTTCCTGCAGTGGAAGTAATGGTTGTTTGTTGGCCTGAAGTAATAATAGTTTGTGTACCAGAATTAATAGTAGTTTGGCCTGCTTGTGAAGCAATAGTAGTTTGTTGTCCTGATGTAACTGATGTATTTCCTGAAGTAGAAGTAATAGTTGTTTGTTGGGCTGCAGTAAATGTAGAACTTCCTTGATTAGCAGTAATAGCCATATTTTGTAAAGCTGTAACTTGTACTTGTCCTGTATCAGATTTTAATACTAAATCACCACTATCAACATCTATTGTATTTCCATTAATATTAACATTATCAATATTCATAAAACCAGATGTAACAACTCCACCATTAGGTCCAAGATTAATGTTTGTATCATTAGTAGTCCAATAATCTCCTGGATTATTATAAGTAAATAATTTATCTACATTAGAAGAATTTTTAACTGCAATACCACCATCAGTAACAGCATTATGATTTGCGTTCATTCTAATAATATTATCACTAATATCAACATTAGTTGATTGAATAAAGGTAGAAGTTCCTTTAACATCTAAATTTCCCATAATAACAACTTCACCTTGTTCTGCAACACTACCAGGAACACCATCACCAGATGGATCAATAATTAAACGTGTAGTAGGGTTTCCAGCAGAATTATTTTCATAAATAGTATAAATTTTAGTTCCAGTTGTAACTAATCCATCAGCAGTTAGTGATTGTTTTATGTGTAGAACACCACTTACATCAACATGTGCGTTAAAAGAAGAATCATCAATTACTACAAATTTACTCATAAAAGAAACATCACTTAAAGCTGTTAATTGTTCTTTAATATCGACATGATTATTAAAAGATGTGTCATCTTCAACATAAAATTTACTCATAAAAGATACATCACTTAAAACGGTTAATTGTTCTTTTATATCAACATGATTATTTATAGAAACATCACCTTCAATATTAACGTGTCTAATATCAGATATATCTAAATGTTTACCAGAGTTATCAAATATAAGTGCTGAAATATCATGGCCGGCTGCACCATTATGGCGTGTATAATCTCCCATTCTAATAATTCGTGTTTTATCCATATATATTGTACCTGAACCAACAAATAGGTCATTCCAGCGATAATCGATACTTCCTATATTGTAAGATAAATCATCACGAGGTATTAAATCACTAGAAAAATTATTAACACTTAAATCTCCTAAAACAATTAAATCTTGCGTTTTAATAGTTCCTCCACTAACATGAATATTTTCGTCAGGAGTGATTGTATTAATTCCTATTCTATTTTCAGAGGTATCAATTACGATTGTATTATTTAGGTCTGGAATAAATTGATAATCGGGAGTAATTGAATTAACTGTTGTAATAATTTTATTATAATCAGTCATTTATATATTATTTATGATAATATTTAGATAATTTTTAGGCAAAATAATTAATTTAATTAAAAATAATTATTTTCTCTCATTAATTTATAAAAGATGAAAAAACATATGAAATCAGCAGATGGTTTTTACCATGTTAAAGGAAAAAAATATCCATTTTTAAGAGGAGCTAGACGTCAAGTATGGGCTGGAACAGCATATATGACTGAAGGTGGTTTAACAAGAGACAAATTACACTATAACAAACGTGGTCGTATTGTATCAAAAAAAAAGTTCAACACAGCAAAAAAAGAAAAGCGTCTTCAAAAACATGGATATTTTACTAAAAAAGGTAAATTTGGATATGTTAAAAAAGGAACTAAATCAAAATCAAAATCTAAATCATCAAAAACAAAAAAAAGAAGATAAAAATTTTGTAAAATAAATAATATATTTATTAATTATAAATATATTGTATGCCTCTACTTAAACGCGCGTCGTCTAAAAAAGCTCCTGAATTAGTTATAACAGAAGAATTACCAAAAAATTCTATGGTAATTAATTCAAGTTTAAAAAGTACTATATTTGTTTATGATACTCTAAAAAGTATGATATTACCAGCATCAAAAGGTTTAGATTATTTATTAGTAGGATTTACATCTGTATTAGTGTATAATGTTATTGTTAGTTTTTTTTAAAACAAAATAATATAGATGAAGATCTATATTAGTTTATAAATTTTATGAATTATAATTTAAAAATAATATAAAGATTTAATTTAATATAAATTATACAGAATTCTGTATCTTGTGTAGGGTAATAATATCTCTCTATAGCTCAGTTGGCAGAGCGTGTGACTGTAAATGGTTTTCAGCAGAAATCACAATGTCCTCCGTTCGAGTCGGAGTAGGGAGAGATTAATATCTATGTTATAATATAGATATTAATTAAAAAATTGATATTAAATTATGTTTTTAATATAGATTAATGAGGAGAGTTAAGTCTTCCCCATCTGATTTAGCAAAAATGTCACATAATAAACGTCAAATAAAAAGAACTCCATATATGTGTTCTGCAAGTATTCCTGTTGTGATTGAAACTAAAACTGATAATAATTATAAATTGATCAAATCGTTAAAAAAAAATGTTAAAACATTTGGAAATTTAGTATCAGATGCTTTAGTTGAAATAAATTATGATCATTATAGTTTAGAAGAAACAACATTATTTGCTGCAATAGTAGGTTATTTTTCAAATAATATTTTAAAAAAAGACAAATTAAAAGAAATTTATAATTTTCTGGCAAAAGCATTAGCACGATATTTAATAATGTTATTTATTCATACACAAGTCTTACATGATAAAATAGATTATGGAATTTTAAATGCATTACCACTTCCACCACATATTTAAAAAAAAATTGATTACAATATTAAAGATATATTACTAATAATATTATAATCATTATTATGGATATTTTCAGCTGGAATGTTGCTGGACTACGTGCCAGGCTTAAGCCAGATGAAACTAATAATAGCAGTTTAATGAGAGCATTATTCAGCCAAGTTAGCAAAAATGGTTTAGGTTACAAATATTTTGATATAGTTTGTTTACAAGAAACTAAATGCACTGAAAATGAAGTAACTTTACCTTGTGAAATTGAAATTAGATATCCTTATCGTTTTTGGAATTCAACAGATGGAACAAGTCAAAGAAAAGGTTTAAGTGGAACTACTATTTGGTGTAAGAGTCCACCCATAAGAGCTTTGCCTACACCTGATTTTGATGTTGAAGGAAGGATTGTTGCTGTAGAATTTGAGAAATTTATTTTGGTAAATGTGTATGTTCCAAATTCTCAAAAACTAGATTCTGATAGATTTAAATTTAGAGAACAATGGAATGCTAAATTTATGGTGTATATTTCAGACTTTCAAAAAGATGGAAAACAAGTAATTGTATGTGGTGATATGAATGTTGCGCATTTGGATATTGATATTAGTAATCCAAAATCAAAAAAAAATAAAGTTGCTGGATTCTTTGATTTTGAGAGACTTGATTTTGCATTTATGACTGAAAGTTTGAATTTAATTGATGTATTTAGAACTTTAAATCCAACAAAACAAAGGTCAACTTATTGGTCAAATTTTATGAAAGGAAGGCGAAGGCGTGATAATGGTTGGGGTATTGATTATTTCTTAGTATCAAAAGAATTATTTGAAAGTGATGAAAATATCAGTCAAACAATTGAAAATGAAATTTTAGGTTCGGATCATTGTCCAATAATTTTAAATATTAATGTATAATATGTTTGGAAAATATAAAAAATCATATGTAAGAAGGGACAACTTATATATAATTTTTTTTGGTGTTAAATCAAATAGAAATCCTGTAACTATAGAGATGATGAATGTTATATTTTATTAATTTATTCTGCTACTGGAGGAAGTTGTTTTGTTTGTTCTTCAACTTTTAATTCTTTTTTTAAAAATTCAACTAATTCACCTACTACTTGAAATTCATCAGGATTAATTGCACCACGTTTAGCAACAACATTAAGAATATTAAACATTAATACACAATGTTTGGTGGGAACATTCAGAGTTTCTGGTAACATAATAGTATTTTCCATTTTTATATATTATTATTTATTCTTTCTTTAAATTATTTAAAATCAAAAGTAATATTTAAAGATAAACTTATATTCATAAAAAATACCACAGGTTTTGTGATATATTTTATTCTATTATATTTTGAAATAAATGGGTTATCATTACCTTGAATAGATTTTATTATTTTATTTCTTTCAATTTCTAATTGTGTTGGTGGATATAATACATTCCATTTTAGTATTAATTCTAAATCTAATACATTCTCAATATTTAATTCAGGATAAGTGTATTTCATATAAGCTATGGAACGTGCTATAGCACCTCTAGTATTAATACAAGGTATATAAAATTTGTATTTATTATTTTTATAATTGTTACTACTAACAGGGGTTAATTTTTTATTATTATAATGTTTATTATAAATATTTTCATCAATATATTTGTAATTACTTCTATGTGAATTTGTTTTAGAACACGTTAAATAAATATTATGCATATCTAGATTAGCATTTTTGTATTCTTTTATAAATGATTGAGGGAAAATATGTTCTGCTGTTAAACTTGAATATTTTTCATAATTTTTTAAATTATTTAAAAATAATATACATTCATCTTCTTTATTACAATTCATAGATGAAGTGCAAAAATCATTATATAAATCATAATAAATATTTTCATCTAAAAATGATTGTTTAATATTTCTTATTGAATATAAACGAGCGGGTTTTTCAATTCTTCCAATTAATAAACTATTAAAGGCGAAATATTTTATTAATTTTTTAGGCAATAATTTCATAATAAGAATTATACCTTACATTATTTTTTTAAAATTAAATTTACAAAAATTTTATAATTATAAATTTATATAACTATTTAAAGCTTATTAATAAATATTCTATTATAAATGTCATTAGAAAATAAATTAGGTAATCTATCGTTAGATAATAATGAAACAAATATAAATAATGTATTAACAATTAAAACAGTTCAAATTGCTCCATTTAGAATTTTAATGACTGCTTTAAAAGATATATTATTGGATACAAATATTGTATTTACAAAAGAAGGTATAAGAATTATTAATATGGATAAAACTCATACAATATTAGTTCATTTAGCTTTAAAAGCTTCAAATTTTGAATTTTATGAGTGCAAACATGATAAAATTATTGTTGGTGTAAATATGTTTCATTTATTTAAACTTATTACATCTATTGATAATGATGATACTTTAACTATTTATATTGAAAATGATGATTATATTGATGGTGTTGTTACTGAATTAGGACTTAAATTTGAAAATGGAGATATTAAACAATCTAAAATTCAAAAATTACGTTTAATAGAGCCTGATCAAGATGAACTTGAAATACCAGATGTGAAATTTTCATCAATTATAAATATGCCTTCGTCAGATTTTCAGAAGATTGTGAGAGATTTGGCTAATATTTCAGAAAAGTTAGAAATTAAATCTGTTGGAGATGAATTAATTTTTAAATGTGCTGGTCAATATGCAAAAGCAGAAATTAGACGAACAGAAACACAAGGTTCTATGCAGTTTGTTCAAAAATTAACAAGTGATTCAATTGTTCAGGGAGAGTTTTCTCTAAAAAATTTAGTATATTTTATTAAATGTACCAATTTATGCAATCAAATTGAGATATTTTTGGAAAATAATCGTCCATTAATAGTTAAATATAATGTTGCATCATTAGGAGAGATTAGATTATGTTTAGCACCATTACCACCTAGTTCCTCTAATTAATTTACCATTTATATTTAATTTTAATATATAAATGGAATATTTTAAAATAGAAATTTAGGAAATTAAAATAAAATTTTAAAAATAAAATATTTTGTTTTTAAAATGAGCTGTTCTTGTGAGAGAACCTACGAAAGTCCTTTGATTATTCAGAGTGAAAAATTCAGTAAAGTTGTAAAAAAATTACGTGAATTCTTTCTTGAAAAAAATTTCATCGAAGTACATGCCCAAAATCGCCTTTCTATTTTAGCCGCATGTGAAGACCCCTTTAATGTTGCGACTTTTGAATATGCCGGCAAAGTTTGGCCGCTCGTACAAACCGGACAAATGTGGCTCGAATATGAAATTCTAAAAAGACCTGAAGCGGCGGGTTATTTCTGTCTTACAACATCATACAGACAAGAGCCAAATGCTGTCCCAGGAAGACATGATATTATTTTCCCGATGTTTGAATTTGAATTTAAAGGAACTATGGAAGATTTAATTGTTTTACAAAAAGAATTATTAACCCATTTAGGTTATGGAAAATATGATTATTATGTAAATGATTATAAAGCTATTGCGGAAGAATTTGGTACAGTCGAATTAGAACATGAACACGAAGAGAGATTATATAAAGAAAAATCACCTGTATCATTTATTAGTAATTTCCCTGAATTTACTTCACCATTTTGGAATATGAGAAGAAATCCTCATGATGATACATCTAAAAAAGTAGATGTTATCTTATCAGGTCAAGAAACTTTTGGTTCAGCCGAAAGAGAGACTGATAAAGATGTTATGAGAGAAAGATTTAATACTATTATGGATGGTGCTTACAAAGCAAAATTATTTGAATTATTTGGGGAAGAGAGAACTATGTTAGAATTAGAAGAATATTTAGATTTAGAATTCATCCCTCGTGTCGGGCAGGGTATTGGATTAACTCGTTTAATTCGTAGCATGGAAAAAGAAGATTTGTTATAAATTAAATTTTATTAAAATATATATTAATAAAATTTAAAACCAAAATAAGATGTAAATTAATTATGAATATACAGTATATTGATACTATATTACATTTTCCAATATTTTTATATTTTTATAAAAAAAATAAAGAATTTGGTAGATTATTTTTTTATATTGTTTTAAGTAGTTTATCATTTTATGAATTTATAGATAAAAAAATGTATTATTTTCAGTATAATGATTTAAATGAATATAATTATATTGGAGATAAATGTAGAATTTTAGTAACACAATATTTTTTGGTAGATATTTTTTTCGTTACAAATAAACCGATGTTATTTCATCATATATTGGTTTTATACGCATTAGGTATATCTTATATTTTAAATCAAGGTTATTATTTAACATTATATTTATCTTTAAATGAAATTTCAAGTATATTTCTAGCATTAAATATTTTAAAAATATTTCCAAAATATTCAAATTTATGCTTTATGATTACATTTTTTATTTTTAGAATTTTATTATTACCACTATTAACATATATTTATAATCATAATAATTTAGTATTTACAATATTATTATTAGATGATTGTTTACATGGTTATTGGGTAATAACTTTATCTAAAAAATTTCTAATTAAATAGCTACACCTTTTCGAGCTTTTTGAATATCATAAAATAATGGATTATTCTTAAATTTCTTTAAAATATCTTTGGAAAAACATTCTTGGTCTCTTGTTCCAAGTAAAAAAGTTACTATACTGAATTTTTTTCCTAAATTTCTTTTTAAAATATAAATATATATACTTGTTCCAATAATACTAATTAAGAAACTAATTACAAATAAGAAATTGTTAACACTTGTGTATTGTTCAATTAATTTATTATTTTCTTCATTAATTTCTTTATTTTCTTCTAATTTAGTTTTTAAATCACTAATATATAAATCAATTATATAAATCATACCAATTAAAAATATAGCACTCATAGTTATAATTGTTGGTGCTCTCATAATAAAAATAAACCAAAAATATAAAATAAAACTTTGAGAGATTCGCTCAGTTATATTTAATTTTTCTTGAACTAATCCTACAAAAAATAACATAATGAAAAATCCAATTATGTGTTTAACAAACATATATTCTTTCATAAAATTTCTTATACCACAAGAATAAATATCTCCTACATAATTTCCAGCAATAATAAATAAAAATATAGATAATTTGCTTACTATTTGTGAAAAACCAGTTAAAGATTCATAATTTATCATATTATATATAATAATAGATTTTTAATAATCAATAAAGAATTTCATGTTGTTTATATAAACAATGTTGTTTTTCAATATTACATAAAATATCAATTTTAAAAGGGTCTTTTTTTTCATTTTCTAAATTTTCGCTCGTTAATTCATTATAAATTTCATTTTGTTTTAAATCTTCACTATTTGCTATCCAAAATTTTATAATACAAAAATTTTTCTTTGGACTAATTGATATTCCATTAATATTATCTAAAATACTTTTATCATTTATTAAAGTTTCACCAATTAAATAATAATTTAATTTTTTCCAGACATCATAAACATAATCTGTTGTAATTTTATATGAAATACAACCTCCTTTACTATTATCTGGATCTTCCCAGATTGGTTTTATGTTATTTTTCATAATAAATAACATACATTTTTCAACTATTTCTTTATTAACACCTTCTATTAATGTAATACAATCTTCTAATGTATGAAATGTTGATACTTTTTTATAACTATTTATACTCCAATCTGTATCATATGGTAAATGTAACCATAATGTCCAATTATTATTTAAATCATGCATTATTATAATTTAAATAATATATTTAATATTGTTTATTTAAATGTTTTTATCTGATTCTTTTTTAGCATTATTATTCCATCTATGTTGCTGTTCTGCAGTTAAATTATTCCATTCATCATCAATTATTCTATTTATTGATGTTTCTGAATAAGTAGGATACTTTTCTTTTGTTTTTTGATATTTATTAAGTCTAAATAATAACTGACCATCTAATAAATAAGTTTCACTATATTTCTTTTCATATGATTCAAAATCTGTATTGTTACTTGTATTTTTACTTGTATATTTTCCTTTATTATAATTTGCATTATTAAAAGGATAATTTATATTTAAAAATGAAGATACCTGATATGTAAAGAAATTCTCTCCAAAAACATTAATTAATCTATCAACAATATTATATTTAATTGGATTATTAGATAAATCATATAAATCTTCTATAGGACTATTTAAATTGTAAACATCTTCTACTTTATCATAAAACTTGCGTCTATGACTATTTCTATCAATTCTCTCAACTGCATTGTACCTATCATAAAAATAAGCATATTTTTGCTGATTTAATAAATTAGCTCCACCTAAATAATTGCCTGAAGTATCAACATAGTTATCAGATAAATCTTTTCCTCTTAATTTTAGTTGAGATCTTAAATCTTTTTCATCTGGATCTGTTCCAAATACTTTTAATAATAAAGTAGAAATTAAAGTCATCATAATTATTGGTATAAAAACTAAAAACCAAGCAATTACTTTATATCCTAAATCACATAAAATATTCAATATAACTGAAAAAACAACCATTACAATAAATTTAATAAATGCATCATTTATAACACCTTTATATAAATCAATAAATATTTGTATTAGTGAAAAACCAATAAAAATTAGAGTTGGTGCACAATTATAAGATAAAATCATATTATATATTATAATAAGTGTATATAATATAATTTCCAATATTAATTAATTTCTAATTTGATGTTTTCACTTTTAGAATTTTCTACTAATTTAATTAATTTATCTAATTTTGAATTTATATTAGTTAAATTATTATCATCTTTTACTTCTACTTTTGTAAGTTCTTTTAAACTTGTACTGTTTATTTCATTTTCTAATTGTTTTATTTTTTCATCTTTCTCTCGTAAAAGTTTTGAAAATTGTTGTAATTGCTCTTGTTGTTTCTGCATAATTTGAACTATTTGTTGATTATTTAATTCAATATTTTGTCCATTTTGATTTAAAATAATTTTACCTTCTCCTTGTTCTTGTTGTCTTTGTTGATGTTCCATAGCCATTTTTCTTCGTTCTTCTTCGATTTCTTTAATTTGTTTTAATACGTCAGGTTTATTTTTTGGATGTCCTGGATCATAATTTGGTAATAATTTATCTATTGTATTCATATAAAATTCTTTCATTTCTGCTTCTTTTACAAATTCATCAACTGTTCTATTACATTCTTTTTGAAATTGATTTTGTCCATTTTCTAATAATTTTTTTTTATCAAATGTATTATGTATATGTGAAAATACTAAAATTGTTTTTTTTGGTTCTAATTGGACAAATGGAACACTATAATTCTTTAAAAATGCTTTCTCTTCTGCTAATGCTGCATGTTCTTCATAGCGGTGATCTTTTAATAATTCTCTCTTAAATGCAAATGTTCCAGCAGTTGCATGATTAGCACTATATGGACCAAACTGCCACATTTTTTGAATATGTTTAAACCAAATATAAATTTCACTTGCTCCAGCACATAACGCATTTGGATGACTTACTAACATATTTACTGCATGTGAAACTCTTTCTCTTGGGTAATAATCATCATCATCCATATATACTAAAATATCTCCAGATGATTTATCATGCATAATATTTCTTTTTTTTCCGAGGGGCATTTTTGTATCATATTTAAAGTATTTTACTTGAGGAATATCTTTTACCAAATCCTCTATTGGATCTGTTCCATCATCAATTATAATCCATTCCATTTTATCTGCTGGATAATCTTGATTTAAAAAATTCTTAATACACATATCCCAAAATGGACGTCTATTAAATGTTGGAGTGCAAATACTAACAAAAGGTAAATCACTTTTATCTTTGTTTTTTGATTTTTTTCCCATAATATATTTTTTACAATAATTATATTTATATAATTTTTTATAAATATAATTAAATACTAGTTTTCATTCCTTTAAAAGCTTTATAAACTATTATTAACATTAAAATTCCAGACATTATACCAGTTGTTGTTGGGTCTAATGAACGAGATGCTGAACCAATTACTCCTATACAAAATAATATCGTTAATAAATCAGCATGACTCTTTAATATACTGAAGCATTCTAATGGATTGCTTAGTGGTATATAAAGAAAATTAAATACTATACTTAAACTCATATATAGCATTGCAATTATTACCATAGTCAAACCAAGAATTAAATGAAATACTACTAAAAATGTTATTGGGAAAAACATTATTAAATTTTTTATTACATTAAATACTTTTGTGCTTAAACTCATTTCACTCAAAGGATAAAATAATTCTGGTCTAAATATTCTATAATAACTTGTTGGTATATTACATCTATCTAATGATGTTCCAAATAATTTTCTAGGAAAAATTGTTGCTAATGGTGCTGTAACAAATCCTAACATTACAATAACACCTGCTAAACCAACCACTCCTCCTAGAAGAAATCCTGGACCAAATAAAAAAACATCTGATTTTGTTAAATATGAAATAGCTGGCCATATCAACCCAGTTAAAAATAAAAACACTATATTACTTAATAATGGATTAAATTTAATTACTTTTTGATAAGCTGTCGATAATCTACTAAAAATAAAATTTAATACAACTCTTGCTAATAATATTGGAAATAAGAAAAAAAAGCTTATTGTTTTTGCTAATACTAATATAAATTCACTTTTAATATTATTTGCAGCAAAATCAGCTATGTTATATGGTATTGGTTTTTCACCATATATTGTAGTATCGTATGCTAATGTTATGCATTTTGCACCTGCATGTTCGTATGCAGCAAAGTTACTAATAATTCCTTGACTTTTAGCACCACCACTTTGACCTGTTTTACTTTGAGAACAAGCCTGATATGGATAATAACAAATATTATTTGGAAACATATAATCAACTAAACTTATTTTTTCTGTTTTTCCAATATTAGCACATTTACTTTTATAATATATACATTCTATCGAATTACCATAACGTAGCCAAAATTCATAACAAGTTCCAATTATTGCTGTTACCAATAATGATACAATTGAAACTAATATTAATTTAAAAAATTTTGTAATATTATTTGTATCATCAAATAAAGTATTATATAAAGTTTGCACTTCTTCTTTATGACACATATTTCCTACTTTTCCATTTAGTCCTAAAAATTTTAATCCTGTATTATTATCACTAGTTAAACATTCAGAATTTTCATTTTCATTATAACAACATCCTTCAGTCTCTTCTCCATTAAAAAACTCTGCACTACATTTTACTGCAGTTTTTTGCCACTTTTTATAGTCATCAGGATTATCTTCTCTCCATTTTTTAAAATCAATATTACCAGTATTCATATCTATATATGATCGTGCACTTCTTGGAATACAACCTGTAGAATCTTTATATTTATCAATATCTTCTTTGAATAATTTTCTAGACATTATATTAATATATGTATTTATAATAAAATAAAAGAATTTAAAAATTTATTCTAAATTTAATTATACAATATGGATAAGTTTGAGTCATCAGAAAAATATCATGATTATAAAGATGTATTAATTCTACCAAAAGCTTCTTCTATTAATAGTAGAAGCCAAGTTAATTTAAATAGAACTTTTAAA